GGTCACCCGCCGGTATTGTTATGGGCGAACCTATTTGGGATCAGTTTAAAGCACGTCAAGCTGTTGAAAGTATCCCATACCCTGAATGCTTAGACGGCCTTAATGAAAAGCTAAAGGGTATTCGGCAAGGTGAAATTACTTTGTTTACTTCAGGTACTGGTAGCGGTAAATCTACAGTCATCAAAGAGATTGCACTTGATCTACTTGATAAGACCCAAGATCGAATTGGTTTGATCTCACTTGAAGAAAGTGTTGGTGATACTGCTGAAAAGTTTATTGCTATGTCACTAATGAAATCAAATGATGATCTACGAGTATTGCCTGACAACCAATTACGTAAAGGCTTTGAGCAAGTCTTTAAAGATGAGCGTCTCGTATTGCTCGATCACCAAGGTTCTTGTGCAGATACCTCATTGCTAGACAAGATCGAATACATGGCACTAATGGGATGCAAGTATCTTATCCTTGACCACATTACTATTGCAGTTTCTGAAGGATCAGAAGGACTCGGTGGTAATGAAGCTGTAGATAAACTAATGAGTGATCTTCTAAAAATCGTAAAGAAACACAACGTCTGGCTCGGCTTAATCTCGCACTTAAGAAAAGCACCAGGTGGTGGTAAATCATTTGAGGAGGGAAACCTTGCGTCAATCGATGACATCAAAGGCAGTGGCTCGATCAAGCAGATCTCGTTCGACATCATTGCCTTCGCGCGAAACCTTGTCTCGGACGATCCGTTCGAGCGAAACACAATTGAGTTCAGAGTCCTTAAGTCACGCTTCACTGGCCTCACTGGTCGAGCTGGCTCTGCAAAATACAACCCAGAAACCGGAAGACTAAGAGCCGGTTCCGAAACTTTTACGAGTATATAAATGCCAAGTCAAGAAAAACTAGATCAACTATTCATGGGTATTGCTTACCAAGTATCAGGCATGTCCCATGATTATGAGAGACAGGTTGGGGCCATCATAGTTAAGGACGGAAACGTTCTTAGCTTAGGCTACAACGGGATGCCAGCTGGGATGGATAATGAATGTAAGTCCGAGTCAGGCGCAACAAAACGTGAAGTGATTCACGCTGAGGCAAATGCAATATGTAAACTCGCAAGAAGTACAGGGTCTTCTGAAGGCGCTACAATTTATAGTACCCTCACCCCTTGTATTGAATGTGCTAAGCTAATACTACAAAGCGGAATTGAAAGAGTAGTATTCTCTGAAGACTATACCGACGATACCGGTAAATTACTTTTACTTTCTAAACTAAAATTAGATAGGATAAAATATGAAGGCTCAACTCCAATATCTCCAGGAGAAAATAAGAAAAGCTAAAGCCCATATTGCCTGCAGTCTTCTGAAGTTAACATACCCAGAAGATCTTGAGAGCTACCTGATCTTTGCAATGGATACTATCCAGCAACACTTCACACGGAATAGTACTCGTGGAAATAAATCATACCAAGGTGAAGCTAACTTAACGCATCTTAGCGTTACGATTGGCACCTATATTCTAGACGATATTAATTATGATCCGAAAGATTTAGCACCTTGGGATTGGTTTAAGATGCGAGTTATGATGGGTGATTTGTTTCTTGAAGCGTTCTACCAAACACATCAGATCAATATAGGAAAGAACAAGGGTGATACCTTTGTACCTATGGAAGCACTAGACCGTAGCCTCAAGCGAAGCCGAACCCATTATGTAGTTGTCCCAGAACAATGGGATCTTATAATACCTGAAGGGTCAATGGAGTTATTAAAAGGAACTGTCTTTGAGATGCCACTACCAATCTCACAGTTAATGCAACCTACTGAACGACCAGTTATTAAAGGCTGGACTGAGCAAAGGAGTGGGGAGTTCCAACAATATCTCTATCGCGACTTTGTGCATAGCATGAATGTGCTACAACAAACTGGTTGGAAAATTAATACGCAAGTGCGGGATATACTTCTTCGTAATCGTAATAAAATTCTTAGTCAGCATGAACAGTTCCCAAAGAAATATAAGTCTAAGATCATTGAGTTTGATTTAACTATGGTACGATCAGAATTAATTGGGGACAAAACCTTTTACCAATATACCGAAGCAGACTATCGCGGTCGGATATATTACACCACACCATTCTTAAACTTCCAAAGTAATGATATTGCTAGGGGTCAAATGTTATTTAGCCGTGGAAAGCTAATGACAGAGGAAGGGCTGAGGCGACTTAAGATCCACATTGCTTGTTGCTATAATCAAACCTATACAAAAGACGAGCTACCCTCATGGTTATCTACAGACTATCTACCTTATCTCGAAGACGAGGAGCTAGAAGATATCTCCGTAGATAAGATGACCTTACAAGACCGTGAAGCATGGACAGATAATAACATTGAGATGCTAATGGAGATTGCTGCAGAAGAACAAATTAATTTAACTGCAGAGAAACCAATCACATTACTTTCTTGTGTACTTGAAATCTATAACGCTTTACATAGCGAGGGTGAATACTATACACACTTACCTATTCCTGTAGATGGTAGCAACAACGGATGGCAACATCTGTCAGCGATGTCTAAAGATAAACAAGCAGGAGAACTAGTAGGTGTAGTTCCTCAAGAGATCCAGAAAGACTTCTATGTACAGTGCGCTAAGAATCTTATTACAAGATTACCAGAGTGGTTCAGCGAGCGCCAGATGCCCATGAAACATATCCGTAAAGGTATTGCCAAGCGTGGGTCTATGACTCGTGCCTATAGTGCTGGCGCCCAGAAGATTGCTGAGAACATGTATCTTGATTGTCATGTTGAAGGATACCTTGAGAAGTATAACATTACTGAGGAAGACTGTCAGTTGCTTGCTAAGCACTTAGTAAAATCAATTGACGAAGTTTGTGCTGGTCCATTACAAACTATGAAGTTCCTGCAAAAGATTGCAGAAGCAGAGATAGCTTCGGACTACGCAAAAGAAACACAACAAAAGTCAATCAACTGGACAACACCCTCCGGCTTTCCAGTTATCTATGAAGCATTCATAGAAAACGAATTCAAAGAGAAAGCAATCATTAGTTGTAGTGAGCGTAAGATTAAACCTACAATTAAGAAAGAAGATGGTACAGAAGAACTAACCGATACAATTCGTATCCAGCATGTTGGTAAAGAGAATACAGACAAACCAAAGATCAGATCTTTTATGTCAGGTATCTCTCCTAACTTTGTGCACTCAATGGATGCCGCACATATGGCTAGCGTAATTAAAGAATGGGATGCAGACTTCGGTGCTGTTCATGATTCTTTTAGTGTGCATGCTTGTGATGTAGATAAACTACTTGAGCTTATTAAAGACAAGTTTATTAAGATGTATGACTACAGTAACTTCTTTGATGTAATTGAGCACATGATTGTAACTAACCCTAAAACTTTTAACTATGAACAACCAGAGCTTGGATCTCTGGAGATTCGAGAGGTGACTAACAGTGACTACTTCTTCGCGTAAAGCAACTGGCATTCTTCCAGTACGCCTGGGCATTGAGCCCGATAATAAAACAGCATTGAGTGAGCTAGGGATGGATGAGTCCTTAGCAAGCTCAATGACTGACCGTCAACTTGACGAATTAATTATTGAAACAGAATACCAAAGAATTAAAGAATACTATAACGCCAACAATGCTGGACCAGAAGGTGAGCAAGCTGCCGCTGACTGGAAAAAAGAAGCATATAGAAAGATAAACAATGAGTGAATTTTTAGCTGCACCGTTTATGCTACTAGCTAATTTATCTTTATGGATTGCCACTTTAATTACGGGAAATCCAATGATACTTATAGAAGTTATTGAAGACGGTGACGACGACGAAGAGGATAAACCTAATGGCAAAGAAAGCTAAAGCGTTTGACAATAGTTACTTTTTATTAAAGCCTCGTAAACAACGAACCTTTACTGGTAAAAAGTATGCCACTCGAAAGAAATATCGAGGACAAGGAAGATAATATAATTCAAATAAAAATCCCCTAAGAGATACCGTAATGGTACTCTTAGGGGTTTTATTTTTTCAGTAACCTGAGGAACTACATGCTGCTAAAGATCCATTTGTGTTAAGCGATCAGCCTTTACTTTAGAAAGTAATGCTGCCTTATCACGTGACGTAACTGCAATAGCTTCTTTATTTCTTGTTGGTAACTCAAGCATGTTAGTAATAGTGCGGATAATTCTATAGATTTCTCTGTTAGTTTTAACAGGTTCCTCAATATCAATACCCATCCTACGTAATTCTGCTTCAACCTGCCCAGCCAAGTCTTGGCCTGCACGATCTAGCTGCGCCGTATAATCGCTAATGGAAATACCAGGGGTTTTACGAGGTGCCTTCATTACTTTTGAAAACGCTTTTCCTAATTGCATCTGACCTTTATCATCTTTCATTAACATAAAAGCAAGCCCACGATAAGGTCCATCTTCTTCAAGATTAACCTTAGCATCTGGATCAACTGACCTAAAGCGCTCAGCAATCTTTGCCTGAGTTTCTTCAAACCAAGTTCCAGCAATGCTTTCAATGTAACTATGATCTCGTAAACCATTTAACCAATTCTGATTAGCTTCATTCCTAACTTGCGCAAATGTACCAAGGTCAGTAACAAACGCATCAAAAATCGGAAGCACAAAGGGCTTAGCACCTTTTGCTTTAGCGGCTGATGAAATGCGTTGCCAAGACTCTCCTGATCCAGTACGCGCAATCATATTCCCATCGTATGATTGAACTGAAACCGGAATGATCCGACCCATTGTCCAACCACCCGGACCACGTTCTGTACGTTCAGCGGAGCCTTCAGCTTTTTCTTTGTAGAATTGAACGGCTACTTTCTTCCGACCCTTCTCACCTTTCTTAAATTCAAAGGAGCTAGAGGTTGTTGCTTCTGGATCCATTTGTTTTCCAGCTGCATAACTACGGAAGCCCATAGCATTATCAAAGTAAAGAACATCATTACTAATAACGGATAGCAAACCATTTGCTTTAAGCAGCCTACCCATTGCTACAACCTTTGGATCCATGATTTCAAAGATAGAATCAACAAGCATGGTATGTAAGAAATTAACTGTGTCAGATAAAGAAATCCCTGCAGCGTCTGCAACACGTTTAATATCAGCAGCCTGTGGCCCGGAATAAACTGTAGTTTCAACATGCATCTTTAGTGACGGTAGTTCTTGACCATAACCCATTGTCATAGGTGACTTCTTCAAAAAGTTTGCGCGATCTTTAATGGCTAAGTTTAGAATGTCTTTTAAATATGGCCGTTGATTATCTGGCGCGGCTTCAATAACACCCTCAACATGGTCTTGCATCCATTCGCCCATAGCTTTACGTGAGTCAAGCCAATCCGTATTCGAATAGTCTTGCTCAACAATAAGACCAGTACGCTTCGCCATTGATTGAATGCCAAGCAATCCTGCATTTGTTGCGGGGCCGTGTGTCTTACCATCCATCTCAACAGTAATCGCAGTAGAGAACTGTGACTTCTTATCAATTGCATTCTGATAGTTTGCTACATCAATAAACAAGTTAGCAAACATTGCACCTTCGGAACCGTGCTTCGCAAGCTCTGCTTTTAAACCAGCATCAAGGGGATCATTACCAAATCTTTGCACCATATCTTTTTTAATTTGTTGCACTTGGTCAGGTGATTGAGCTCGACGTAAGGCTAAAACCGCTTGCTTAGCTGCATCAACATTAAATTTATCTCTTGCATCTTTAAGTTGATTGCCCCAGATAACTAGTTGATTCCATTGAGAAGTTCCAATAGTTTCCTCAAAAAGTTTTAAGCGTTCTGCGGTTGATAGCTCTGTGCCCTTAAAGGATTTACCTTCTTTTGCAGTGGTAAATAACAAACCAGAAACGATTTCCTTCCAGGCTGTTTCTATTTCACCGCCGCTTCTTGGGGTCCAGGTAAATATATTTCCACCGCCAACTGCAAAGCGTACAAACTTATGAGCAGCAGGATTATACAAGGTTTGTTGTACATGAGTACGACCAGTTAAGGCTTGCATAGAAAATGTTAAATGGTTTTCTTTACCAGAATACTCTGCTAACCCGCCAGCAACATTAAGAAACTTTTCACGGATGCCTTGTAAAATCTTTTTAGGATTATAGTTTTCCGCATCACGCAATAGCTTAGCTTTCTTTTCCGGAATCATTTCACGTTCAGCTTCAGCAAAGAGCCTACGCTTTTCTCCTTCTAATTCTTGAAGCTTAGCTATACCAACATCAAACATTCCAGAGTAAACCTGGTTATCAGCATTGTTAGTATTAATCATAGCTAACATACCGAATAGGAATGCTAGACTCTCACGACCTGGGTCGTTTACGTATGCGACACTATGGTAATTCGCCATAGACTCTTGGACTAGCGACCAATCTTTTAGATCACCAACTTTAGTAGTAACCGGACGAACCCTCATGCGGCCTTCAAAGATTGGTTGCGCAGTTGGGGATACACCA